GGGAACCGGTGCGACAACCGCAGACCCCACAACCGCATTTTCTCCCGGGGACACGTTGCTCTCAGGCGCGCTCGCTGATTTGCCCACCGGGGCGACGGTTACGGGAGGTCCCGGCTCAATTGGCGGGTCAACAGGGTTGACGAGTGCCGAGGAGTAGGCGACTGTTTGACGTATGGCATACCTTTCTGCATTGCAGCAAACGCAACTGACGAGCGCGATTAACCTGCTCCTCAACGGGCAAGCGCGCGAGACCCCGATTTCTGAGGACGTGATTGAGCGCGTCGCCCCCGTGCTGGCCGCAGTGGGGAACCAGACGATTGGCGGGGCCTATGAGCATTTCAAGGATAAATGGGTGGTGACGCTGATTCACCTCGTAGGCTATTGCGGCACTACTTTTCTTACCGCTGCCCAGCAGGCCCAGCTTACCGCGGCGATTCAACTTATGGAGCAGGGCACTGCGTATGAAACTCCTTTCGCCCAGGACGTGCTTGAACGTCTCGATCCGGTTGCCGTGTCCAGTGGGTTCGCCACAACCAACGGATGGTTCGAGGACAAAATTGGTATCAAGCCGGTGTCCACTTGTCTGAAGTGGGCGCTGTATCTCGGGTCAATGTAATCCATCCAGACGGTAGCATAAGCCGTGCTTAAATCGCATCGCGAGGGCTTGCTTGTTCCCGAGCGGTGCGTTACTGTTTAGGCATGACATTAATATTGATGCTTCTCTGTTTGGTGTTCCCGGGCGGGATCATGGGGTTCATAGCGATTATCCTCCTGGGGCTGGTTTCCGACAACACAGTCCGGACCCCGAAGGCCCCCACCTTTTCGCCGGACACCCGTGCGCAGAATCTTCGCTGGCAGCGCCGGCAGGTTCGAGAATACCGTCGCGAAACACGAAGCCAGTTGCTGGGTGCCCGTTTTCCGCGGGTGACGCGGTGGCTGAGTAGTCCGAGTCCGAGCCCGGAAAAGCGGGTATGCGTGTGGGACCCTACCCCCTCTTGGCGAATTTGTGGCGTTAAGGTCTGGTAGGTGAAAAGCTGAACAGAAAAACCCCCGACAGGCGACTGTTGGGGTAGTGAAGCAGATTTTTGCGGTATTCACCACTGCCGAGGCGCATCTGGTCCGGCTATGGGTTGACTCCTGGCAGGCCCTAGGCTGGGAGCCTCAAATCATTTCCGCCAAGGAGGTGGGGGACTTTGGATCTGCGCTTTGCGCGGCGAAGCATCGTGGGGGACCCCGGGCGCAGGTGGTCCCGCTGTGCGTCCTCAACTTCGATCTCCATGCGTCCTCGGGGGCGCTTCGTGCGGTTCGGTATGGTAAACGGGGCTGGCAGACCGCCCCGCCTGTTCGTTTCCCCGTTGACATGACCGAAAGCCGGATTGCCGGCTGCGGGCGCCCCTTATGTCTGTCCTGAGTCTCCAGGAGCGCCAGCTAGCCGCCACGATTTCCGGACTGCTTCACGCGAAGAAGCATGGTGAGGCCGGCCAGATTCTGGCGGAGTTGAGCGGCGAAAAGCTCTCTGCATCGCAAGCAGAAGACCCGAAAGTTCACCTGCCCTACCTCCAGTATTATCTGCATACCCTTCTTGAGGGAGGTGGCTTCGTCCAGGCCGCGCAGCTTCTCTGGTCCCCCACACAGTTCAACCCGGAGCCCATGAGCACCAAACAGGTGTGGCGCCTGTTTTCGGAAGCGGACACCGGGCTGATTATTGGCGCCGCGAAGATGTCAAAGAGCTTTTCGATGGGCGTCCGGCTGTTCCTGGAGTGGGTTCGAGATCCGGAGTGGACTACGATTCGTGTGGTCGGCCCCTCGGAAAACCACCTGGAGGAGAACTTGTTTTCGCATCTGGTTTCTCTCCACCAGCACGCGTCGCTTCCCATGCCCGGCGAGGTGGGCGATCTATTCATTGGTCTCAGCCGGCGAGATCAGATGTCCTCGATCCGGGGCGTCATCATCCCGAAAGGGAACGTCAAGAAGGCTGGAAGATTGCAGGGCGGCCACCGCCGGCCTCGCACGACTCCGCATCCCGTGTTTGGCCCACTGTCCAGGATGTTTATCTTCCTCGATGAAGTGGAAAACATCCCGATGGGCATCTGGCAGGACATTGATAACGTCCTGTCTGAAATCGAGAAGGGTGGGCAAGGATTCAAGATTTTTGGCGCCTACAACCCATCGAATGCGTCTGACGAGGTTGCCAAGAGGGCGGAGCCCCCGTTTGGATGGGGCGACTTCGACGAGGACGTTCATTTTCGCTGGAAGTCGATCCGTAAGTGGGATGTTTTGCGACTTGACGGAGAGCGCTGCGAAAACGTCCTCCAGGACAAGATCATCTATCCCGGGCTTCAGACCAAGGAGGGCCTGGAAAGGATTGCGACGAATGCCGGTGGTCGAAATGCCCCGGGCTACCGGACGATGGGCCGGGGTTGCTACCCGAGCACCGGGATCGAGGCCGCCATAATTCCCCCGGGGATGCTGCTGAAGATGCGCGGCGAATATATCTGGTATCAGGAGCCGCAGCCGATTAGCGCGACGGATCTTGCGCTGGAGGGGGTGGACGGCGCGATCCACACCATTGGAAGCTGGGGGCTTGCCACCGGCATCAAGTATCCGCCGTCTTTGGATTTCCCCAAGGGCCAGATCGTGATGTTTAAAGATCCCCAGGGCCACTTGTTACCTAGATGGGGGCTGCAAGCGAATCAGCAGTTTGCTTTGCCGAAGGGGGACACGGTTGCAATGTCGCGGTCGGTCCAGGACGTGAATCGGAAATCGGGGACTCGTCCGGAATACTATGCGTGCGACCGAACGGGGCACGGTGCGGGCGTCGCAGATTTGATTCGGAATGAATGGTCCAGCGCGATTCACGATGTCAACTATTCCGAGGGAGCCAGTGAGACGAAGATCATGCAGGAGGACTCCCGGCCCTGCAACAAGACCTATGAGCGCATTTTCACGGAGCTTTGGTTCGCGCTCCGTTTGTGGGGCGAGTTCGGGTATTTTCTGATTCATCCCTCGGTGGATATGTCCAAGCTGAACCAGCAACTGACGCAGCGCAGGTTCAGAACAAAGAGCGGCGGGATAAAAGTCGCGGAGTCCAAGAAGGATTACAAGGCGCGCGGCTTCGAGTCGCCGGGTGAAGCGGATTCGCTCACCCTTTTGGTGCACGCAGCCCGGAAGGGAAGTGGCGTAATACCCTCGATGCGCGGCGCGGCGGTGGATTCCCCCGGCGACGAGGACGACGATTGGAATTCAGGGAGATACCCGGGAGGGGTTCGCATCGACCCCTCGAATATGTCGGATCATCTTGAGGCGTTGGCATGAAGCAACTCAATCCAAACATAAGCCCGCATGATGGGTATTATTTTCGTGACACAGACGGCTCGACGCATCACGCGGCGGGCTGGAGTGGTGTGATTGCGCGCGTGATTGCGTATCGCAAGCGGCAAAACCGTCCGACAGAAACCACGGAGAAAGAGGTGATCGAGCAGGCGTGTTCCCGGACTCCGGTGATTTGTGTGGAGGACAACGGCGCGACGAGGGCGGCCCAGAGCGTAGCGTCATTGCGGACCCGGGTGCTCCGGTGGCTCCTTCTCAAAAAGGCGGAGCGGGAAAAGTCGGAACTTCGGTTTATCAATGCGGATCTGCACGCGGCGCGGACGGACGTTTGCATCCGGTGCCCCGCAGATAAATCAATGCCCGGCGGAGGGTGCGGCTCGTGTCGCGCGGCGGTGCGGGAGATGCAAGAGGCGGTAGTAGGCGCGCGGACCACCGATTCGAGAATCACCGCTTGCCCTTTTCTCGGGGAACATCTGCCCGTCTCAACGTGGCTTGACGAGCCGGCGGTAGCAAATCCAGACCTTCCCCCCGAATGTTGGAGAAAGAGAAGCATATGATCGGAATGGCATGGCGGTTCATCAAGGCAATGTTGCGGTATCAGTGGGCTAAGCAGCGGGGGTATGAGACCCTCGCTCCCGCGGTGGCACAGGCGTTTCGAAACTACGAATGCGATCAGTGCATGTATAATGACGAGGGCCAGTGTGCGCTGTGCGATTGTCTGATCCTGGCAAAGACGATGATGGCCCAGGAATCCTGTCCGGATGGGCGCTGGAGCCGGGTCTGGATCAAACGGAAAAGCAAGACTAATCGCTGATTTTGGACGACTACTGAACTGAAATATGGCTGATCTTGCTGAACTGCCGTCTGCCAGTCTAAACGGCACCGGTTACCCGCAGAACTATTTGGGCTCCGTCATTCTGAGCCCGAAGATCAACACCTCCGGGAAGCCAACGCAGCACAGCATCCGGGACATCCAGATGGCCCGCGATGTTGTCAAGACGGTAATCATGGCCGGCAGGAATCGGTCCATTGTCAACTCGCGAATCCTGGCGAAATACAATGCGGAGAGACCTTATGACGCTTACAAACTAGAGGCTGAGGGGCTTGGTTGGCGGAGCAATTTTACCACCAAGCCACTGCCCTCGATGATCGAGAAAGTGGCGCCGCGGTTTGTATCCATCGTGGACGGACTCAAGTATCTCACGGATGCCTCGCTCAGCAACAAGTGGCAGGCCAGTCAGGTCAAGACACAAGCTTTTCGAGAGGCGATCACCAACACGATCCGGGCGCGAAAGGGCTGGACCACGCTGATCGAGGACATCGCATTCGACAACTCCCTTTTCGGCCACACCATCGTCGCGTGGCTTGACGAATACAACTGGTTTCCGAAGCACTTCAAGCAGGACGAATCCTTTGTGGCGGATGGAACAAAGTCAGATACGCGCTGGGCGCAGATCGTCGTGCTGAAGGAAGTCTATTTGCCGCATGAGCTTTTCTTGCAGATCAGCCCAGACCCGGATGCTGCGAAGGATGCGGGCTGGAGCTTGGAGCGGACTCGCGAGGCGATCAACCGCGCCTCTCCGGTTCAGGTAAGGGATCGTTTAAACGTCGGGGGCACTCTGGAAACGTGGTATCAGAACGCGCTCCGTGAGTTGACCATCGGCGCCTCCTACATGGCCGGCAACTCGGTCATTGTCGTTTATACTCTCCTGGCGCGCGAGGTGACGGGCAAAGTTTCCCACTACCGGATGGCCGGCCCGGAGATGGATTCGATTTTCGAACGCGAAGATCGGTTCCCCAGTATGGAAGATTGTTTGACGTTCTATTCCTTTCAGAAGGGAAACGGGACTCTGCATGGCTCCAAGGGAATCGGGCGCGACATCTACGAGATGGCCGGCATGATCGACCGCACGCGCAACGAGGTGGTGGACCGGCTCATAATGTCTGGCAAGACTCTGATTCAGGGGGATGTCAAGCGCATTCACACCTTCAAGATGTCGGTCATCGGCAGCACGGTCATCATCCCCACCGGTTGGACGGTTATCGAGCAGAAGATAGACGGGAATCCCGAGGGATTTGTTCGTCTTGACCAGTATTTCAAGGGGCTTATCAACGAGTTGATTGGCTCTACTTCGACCCCGCAGCCGGGTCTCGGTGGCGAGGATATGCGCTCTCCGGCGGCCTGGAACCTTCTCGCGCAGCGGGAGGAAGAGAGCCGGGACGTTCGCGTGTCTCGTTTTCTCGCGCAGACTACGGATCTCGTGCAGACCATGCAGCGGCGCCTTTGTAACGCGGATACTTCCGAGGACGACGCGAAGGAGATGCAGGAGAATCTGCTGAAGATAATGACGCGCCCGGAACTGGACGAATTGGCGAACCAGCCTGTTGCCGGCACGATTCAGGACTTGACGCCCCTTCAGCGGCAGTTAGTGGTCTCCATCTCCCAGGAGAAGAAAGGCAATCCGCTTTACAATCAGCGCCAGCTTGAACTGGAGGATCTCCAGGCGCGCATGGACAGCGAATTTGCCGAGCGGGTTCTGCTTCCCGAAAACGATCCCACTGAGGAAGCGGAGCAGCAACGGATGCAGAATCTGGAGTTGATGCTGCTGAGCCACGGGCAGGCGGTCCCGGTGAGCCCGCGCGACAATCATTTGATTCACCTATCCGTGTTGATGCCTGCCGCTGAACAAAC